TTGGCTCTGGAAATTACCGGAGGTGGCTTCTGGAGATCAGTGTAAATTTTCTGACTTCATTATCACCGCCATGAAGAATGGCAGATATATGATGTCGATTGATTTAGCTGAAGCAACAGATAGGCTTTCCCGGGACCTCCAGATTAAACTATTAATCTCGATGGGAGTTCCAAAAGCTTACTTCTACTTCTTAAAGTTACCTTTTGTGTATGATGGAAGTATCTATCATACTAATCGGGGACTTCAGATGGCAGAGTATTCAAATGGGCAACCCATGGGACTATTCCTGTCTTTTCCGATGTTTGAGCTCGCTCACTATGTTATCTTAAAATTCGCTTGTGCAGTTTCCAAAGCAGAATTCTGCATTTGCGGTGATGACGTAGTGATAGCTCTCGAATCTGAGAAAGATCGGGACAAGGTCTTTGGACGTTACAAAACGTTAATCGAAAGATTCGGTGGCGTGATTTCCACTGCAAAGACTATAATGTCAAGCAGGATAGCTGAAGGAGTAGGAGCGATTTTCCTGAAGGGAATTCCAAAGGATATCAGAATCCCTACTGGGAAACTCTCTTTACTCGAAGCAACTACCCCAGACACATGGCTCTACAGGAGTATACGCCGTTCGGAACCGGTTGGTAGGTCTATCATGGCTTCATGGTTGTCAACCATGTTGCAGTCATCCTATACCTACGACCAGCGTTCAGCGATGAATTACTTTCTGTTAACAAAAGATCTATCTGACTGGGATATCACTTCCCTGCGTCTGTTAGATAAACCTGAGCACATGCCTCAAACCTATTCGAAGTTTGAGAAAGTACCAAGCTTCTGGAGGAACACTCCCGAAGATGAGGTCTTATCTTCACGCTTCAGATGGATAGGTCTCCGGCGATATCAGGAGAGCTTGGTAGACAACAAGATAGTTTCCTTGTATCGTAAAGATACGAAAGGATTACTATGTCGAAAACCAAAACTAAGTCGAAGGTAACTTACAGTTACGAGCAACGATTAGTCCTCCTTCTAAAAGAGGCATTCATAAGAGATCTTATTTATTTCGATAAGCTCTTATTGAACACTCCAAAAGATTGGACTCTGACTGTTATACAGGACGGAGACATTAAGGAACTGGTTGTAAACGTTCCTGCTAAGAGTAACACTCGCAAGTAGGCTTACAATGTAACCTTCTTTTCGGGGAACCTAATCTTCACTTTCGTGATGTGTTTAGGCGCTCTTAATGGGCTT